AGAGCTGTAGTTCATCAAGTCTTCTTGTGGGCACGTCGGATGACTTAAATCCCTTTTGAATAAACGCGCTAATTGGTAGGCGATAAAATATTGCACCGTTTTCCATAATAGCATGCCATAATATGCTCCTTCCAGTAAGAGCTGATATACCGAAGATAATACAATCTTCAACTTCTCCATGATGTTTTTGTAAGTCATACAAATATTCTCTTCTTATCTGAGCATAAATTGGTGGTATGTTTGCATTCAAGTAAGCCATAAATCATTCTATCTCCCCCCAATGTTTACCTGATTCATAATCAACTTTATTGGGTACTTCTAAGTTAACAGCATTTTCCATAATCTCAATAACTTTATCTGCTTCACGTTTGTCTTTAATAGATATGTTTAATTCATCGTGAATTTGTATAAGAGGTATTATTTTTTCATTATATAGATCTAACATAGCTTTTTTAATCATATCTGCTGCTGATCCTTGTATTAATTTATTTAAAGCTTTGTAAGTAAAAGCTCTTTTGATCCCTGGTCCGTGTTCCGCGAGTGCATCCTCGTGACTCAAAGGTTTATGTATACCGAATTGATTTGGCTCCCATAAATGAAAATGACATATTCTACCCAACAAAGTTCTTATCTGTCCACGTCTTTCAGCTCTGTTTGAGGCATGATTCATTAGTTGTTTTACAAAAGGAACTCTGGTGTCATATTGTTTTATTATTCTACTTGCTTCCTCATCAGGAACTCCCAACTCTCCTTTTAATTTATTTTTACCCATCCCATAAAACTTACCAAGATTTATAGTCTTTGCTTGATCTCTAGGTATATCTGCCATCTCGGATACTATTTTGTGGAAGTCTGCCTTTGAGTCCTGGGTATAGTTTTCTTTAAACTCATCAGCTCCCGGTAATTCAGTCAAACATGCATAATGCACTACCAGCCTAGGTTCTTGTTGAGAATAGTCAAAACAACCCCATGTATGGCCCTCCTCGGGCACAAATATGGTCCTAAGTTGGTTGCCCATATCACTACCAGATTTTGGTATCTGCTGTAAATTAGGGTGTGTCATAGAAAATCTACCAGTCACAGTGCCACCAAACTCTGATCTTAATTGGTTTATATCAGCATGTATTCTACCTTTGTGGACATATCTAAATATAGATTCCATAAAAGTAGTTCTAGCTTTGTTAGCTTGTCTAGCATTATTAATTAAATTTATGATAAAGTTATTGTGATTTTTTAAAAAGTTTTTTGTAAAACTTGGTGCTTTTGTTTTTTCTGTTTTAGGATAATCTAGCTTTAAATGATCAAATACTTTAGCTATTGATCTTGCAGCCCAAAGATCCGGAGCAAAACCTATCTCATCTTTTATTCCTTTAAGCATTGTATTTTCAGCCCTAATAAGATTTTTCTCTACCATCTTTGCATGTTCTAAATCTACTCTAACACCCTTTGATTTCATCTCAACTAGACAAGGAAACAAAGATGTTTCCAAATCAAATATAGAATTTAAATCTTGGTGGTTTATTTCTTTTTTTAATTCTTGCCAAAGAGCAAAAGTTATCTCTGCATCTTTTTCTGCATACTCCCCAACATACATCGCAGGAAGTTTATACATCTCTGCTTTAGGATCTATACCCCATGCCTGTGCAGCTTCATTAAGAGAGGATTCATTTTTAGACAAACCTGTAAATTGTTTAGCCACACTGTTTAAATCATATCTCATCCTGTTTTCATCTATAAGAGATGTAGCTATCATCGTATCTACTATCTTGCCATTTATCTCATAGCCTTCTGCTCTCAACCAACACACGTCATACATCGCGTTGTGAAATATTTTTGTAGATGAATTTTTTAGGACATCTTGTATCCAAGCTGTAACTTTTTTATCATCCATGTTTCCACCACCTTCATGTCTTATAGGAAAATAACCAGACCAATTCTTTACAGCTACGGCAAAGCCAACTATGTTACCAACTTCTCTAAACATACCAGGACCCATTTTTTTAAGTTCAGGATCTTTAGTTTCTAAGTCTATTGCTATCTCATCATAGCCAGATAAATCAGGAAAAGATTCTGGCTGAACCCACTCTGTAGGCGTGCTAAACATGGGTTTTTGTATCATTTGTAGTCCCTCTCTATTATCATCTCTATAAAATGTATTGCTTTCAATAAATCTTCCTTTCCATTTTTGTCTTGATGACGTATGATATATTTTATAGCACAACCTTCAGGATATAACAACTTATTCTCAACCACAAACTTACTTGGTTGAATTTTATATTTTTGATAATGTGATCCACCGTGTTGCTTGTTCCATACTTTACTCATCTTCATCCTCCTTTTCATATTCTGGAAAGTTATCTTCCCAAACTTCTTTTTCTTGTCTTCTAATAAATTTCTCTAATTCTTCTTCACTCATAAAATTGTGGTTCACCTTCCTCTCTAAAATAATCTTCTTGGTCAGAGGCACCATAAAAATATCTATCTAACATTTCAAAAGATTGCTCACCTATTTTTTTTCTTGGCATTGGCCTATACATAAATAAATTTTCTGTTGATCTAGTTACAGCCACGTAGGCACAACGTATTTCTTCGTGCCTGTGTTTCGGTGTTTTTTCCTTATAGTTTTGATAACATGGAAAACTCCATATGTCACAAACAACAACGTTTTGAGCCTCTAAACCTTTTACAGAGTGTATAGATCCAATTAAAATTTGAGTGTCTAATAAAGTTTTATCTTTTTTATAAACATTTACTATATATTCGTGAGCTTCATCAGCATCTAAAAACAATTTAAATTCTACGCCACCATTCATAAAAGATTGGTTTTGAACATTATCAACACTAAACCTTATGTAATCGTACCATTCTTTGTCTATGGAAAAAGATTCCTTAAATATTTTTCTATTTAACATATCTTGATAATCATAATAATTATCAGTAACAAATAAACTGCTCTTATCTGGCTTGTGCTCTGATTTTTTAATATTGAGATGAACAGCTTTTATTTCTTGAATTAATTTACACACCTGTCTTCCTTCTAGTTTTTCTCTTTTAACTAATTTATGCCAAAGATTTAAGGTATCTCGAACACTGTTTTTAATAGAGTAGTTGTAAGAGTTGGCTGATCCAGATTTAGCCTTTGTTTTCCACAATATATTATTTTCCATTAACATTTTTTTGTAATGGAAAAGTCTAGTGTTGGTTCTACTACACATAATCCAAGATCCTTTTTCTACCTTATCTTGTATGTCGTATAGCTCTGTACCTATTTCCTCTATGTGACCCTCAACTTCAACGCCATCTTTTATTTTGGGTCCAAATACTTTTTCCTTCCTGTATTTTGGTCCTATATTTGATATTATATTTTGAGAAAAATTTAATATTTTTTTAGGTAATCTATAAGATCTATCAAGAACCCGTTCTACATGAGCTGGGTAACGTAAAAACTGTTCTGGCTCTCCACAATTAAAACCAAATATTGATTGATCATCGTCACCAGCTAAAAAGACTAGCCCCTGGTTATCAACTATTTTATTGATAACGGCCCACATTAACGGGTTTAGATCTTGACATTCGTCTACAAAAACTATTTTGTATTTTGGAAAACTAACTTCTGGTTTTAAACATGCAGCCAACATATCGGTAAAATCCATTATATTATAAGCAGTTTTAAATTCTTTGTAAGTGTCGTAAGTAAACTCCAAGTCTCTCCTGCTTATATTACCAAATTGAAAATCATCTTGTTTCTCATCATAATAATATCTTACAGACTCCCAAGTATCTTTTGATTTAAAATAACTCCTACCTTTATTTATTAAATCTAATTTCTTAGTTAATATTTTATTATCAAAATCTTCATCCTCCTCTGGCTCATCTTCTTTCTTAATTTGCTTTTGATATTGCTCTTTTGTAGTCCATTCTTTTATAGGGACATTCAAACATCTACCAAAAAATTCCTTATCTGCTCTTGAAAGCAAACTTGGTTCTGGTTTTGGCAATGCGTTCTTGCACATGGCATGCAATGTTTTTATGGGTTCTAATTCATCATCAGTAAAATTTAAATCTTTTCTACAACGATCTTTTAAATTTTGTGCAGTTGCTCTTGAGTAACCAACTAATAAAACGTCGTCTTTACTGTATCCATAGTCTAGTTTATTTTTTAAAATAGTTAATAGCTCATGAGTTTTACCTGTGCCTGGAGGCCCAAATATTTTTGTAACTTTATAAAGATCTGGCACTTTAAATTTCACATCACCTCTTTCTTGTTACCAAAATTAATTTTATCATGTTTAAAATCTTCTTTTTCAAATTCATCTTCGTTCACTGTGTAAACGTTTCTTTTTATATTACCTTTTATATGTAGTTTACCTCTAGTAAGTCCCTCTATATTTTTTAAATAAGTATGTGTTGTGTGCTCTGCGTGTTTCCATTTTTTAGTGTCTGTTATGTATGTGTAAAATGTATCAAAAACAAAGTGAACATTTTTTTCATCTTTGTCGTAGAAAGGTATTCTATCTATTCTGGTTCTATCTTCTGTTCTTCTAGATTCAAAACAAAATAATTTTAAAGATTCTTTTAATTTAAACAACGGCATGCTTTCCTCTGGTGCGTCTTCTCCTGTAGCTCTTTCTTGTAATTCCGCTATGGCTGCATCCCAATCAACCTGCTTCATCCGAGGTGGTGTCTTACCTGTTTGCTCTGTCGCTGCCTCCCTCGCTAACTGTTGGTTGGTTAATTCTTTAGAAGTCAATTTAACCTCTTCTCCATCAAATCCTAGAAACCATTGACGAGGCGTAGATTTTATATAAGACAGTGGTCCGAGTGCCGTGTTTCGTAAACCTTTTATAGATTTAACACCAAATTTTTTTAATATGCATTCACCTTTATTACAAAATTTACTTAAATGATCTTGATTACATCTATACGGGTAGTCTTTCTTCTCCCTGGAATCTACAGTTTTTTGTATCTCTTTATAAGTTAGTTCAGGTTTAAAAAATTTTGTGTTATACTCTCCCGTTTTATTTTGCCAATTTTCAGGAAACCTCATTTTTAAATACCTAGTCATGTCGAGCAACACATCATCTCTAGCTCCTCTTTCGATTCCAAAACTAGCTAGAGTTTGTAGACAAGGAGGACCATCTTTAAAATCTTCTTCATTTAAACTACACTCCATCTTTTTTAATTGTGCTATTGTAATTGTGCTTTTTTCGTAAACTGCAAAAAATTCTTCTATGGATGCTTTTGAACCATCTTCTTTTATCATATATCTTTCTGTTTTTTTATAATTATAATAAGGAAGATTAATCCAACTACCTGCTGAACCTTTGTCTAAATCTAAATACTTTTGCACAGGAAAAATTCTGTCCGGTTTTTCTACACCAAAAATGTGCTTAATTGAGTGTAACTTTTCTCTCATAAGTAAAGCTGCTACAGGTTCTTTTAAAAAAACATACACGTGAACCCCACCACTTTTAGACCTTATAGGAACCACTGGCACATTTATGCTTTTTAATTTTTTAAATAATTCTTGAATGTCAGGTCGATAGTTATCTAAGTCTATTGCACCCCAGGTGCATTTACTATCTTTATTTATTGGACATATACCTAGACTATCTGCAAGTATATCTTTGTGTTTGGTATTTACTTTAAATTTTTCTCCGTTTAAATGAGCTTTCCACATGTCCTCTGTGTGTGGATAATGTGATGTTTTGGACTCACCAGATTTTTTTATCGAATTATTATCGTCTTTAATAATGTGATAACCAAACCTTTCCTCTAATCCATTAAAGATTTTTTTAAACTTTTCTATCATGTTTAATTTTTAAGTGGGCGTATCCACTCTCGCTTAGACGCCCACTACCTAGGATTCTAGTATGCGTGCTTGGATTCTTTATCTTCCGAGCCGTGCTTAGGTTGGATCTCACCCTTACCTACAGAATCTGCAAAAGATTTAGCCATGTCATAGATAGCCTTATCTGTGACTGGTCCTACTTTTGCTACATCCCAACCAAACCATGTTCCTTTGTCGTTAGACATCTGAACGGTTGATAGTTTATAAATGTGGCTGTAAGTTGGCGGAGTAAACAAACCACTCTTACCCTGCATTTTTAAACCCATCATCATTGAATTCCACTTTCTACTAACTTTTAATTGAGTAGATTTCATGGATATCAATGCTGTCTCTGGGTTGTCACCGACTACAAGTACGAAATGACTAGCGGTGTTATCAAGATAATTACCGTTTGGTAGTCTATCTTTATAGTCTTTACCTCTAGTTGTTTGGCTTATGATATCACTATCTGCATCGTGTATCGCAACAGGAGCACCTGTTGATGTGCCTCTATCTTGCCATTCAATGTACTGTCTTTTGTAGTGACACGGCACAACATTTATTGTGTCATACAATGCGTTGGTTACAGTGTTTATGATTTTGCCTGGCTCTGCGCCTTCGACATATTTACCATCTCTTTTGTTTACCTCTGGAGATAGTTGTCCCAAAATCTTTA